CATTGGATACGGACATCGGGACGTTCATTATTACGGCAGACGCTCACGACCCCAACCAAGGCGGACAGACCCTTTCCGACCAGCCACCCGGCGGAACTGAGATTTATGACATCGGGAAGCTGACAGGGTTCTGACTTTGACTCCCGCGTAGGGTCATGGCGGCACCGACAATCATTTGGAAGCGCGGGCAGACTTTCGTGGCATCCGGCCCTTACGTCCCAGGCGCGGGCGACCCGGTCAACCTAGCCGGGGTCACCATCGAAAGCGAGGTCATGGACTTCTCCAGGGTTCGCCGACCCCTCGCCGTCACTATCGGCCAAGACAACCTGACTGTCACGCTCAGGGCGGAAGCTTCTGATACGGCGGAATGGACGGTCGGGACTGCCGCCATCGACCTCCGTTGCGTAAAGGACGGAATCGTTTTCGCCACTACGACTGTCCGCTTCGTCGTCGACCAAGAAATCACTCTCCCGAATGGCTAACATCGAACTTACCCTGACCCCGGCTTCTCCTACCGGGTCAATGGTCTTCACCCTAGGCGCACCTGGCGCTCAAGGCCCGGCTGGAACCATCGCCGTCGGGACTGTCACGGCAAGCGCACCCGGCGGCCCGGCGGTAATCATCAATGTCGGCACTCCGTCTGCGGCCATCCTTGACTTCACGATTCCCCGCGGCGAGCAGGGAACGAAGGGCGACAAGGGCGACCAAGGCATTCAGGGTGTCCAAGGCATTCAGGGCATTCAGGGTATCCAAGGTTTGAAGGGCGATAAGGGCGACCAAGGTGAGAAGGGCGACCAAGGCATCCAAGGCATTCAGGGCATCCCGGGGGAAAAGGGAGACAAGGGTGACCAAGGCATTCAGGGCATCCCCGGTGTCATTGCCGCGACCGCTCCCCTGTTCTACGAGCCGTCGACTCAGACTGTCAGCATTGATTCTTCCCCGGCCTTCGAATCTATTTCTATTGGTGGCGGAATTGCCGGAATCAACGCGTCCGAAGTATTCCTCGGCGACGGAGTTTCAAGCAATTACCTTAGCATGTCGGCTGGCCTTGTCATGCAGAGCGGCCCGGGCATCATGTTCCCTGACTCTACAGTTCAGGCAACTGCCTTCACCGGGCTGGCTACTAACGGACTTCCCATTTCTGGGACTGTCGGTCAAGTCCTGACGAAACTCAGCTCTGCTAACTATGACGCGAATTGGCAGACCTTCATTCCGGGTGACCGCTACCTGACTAGCTCCACGACCAGCCTGACCATCGACAATCAGAGCAAGACGCTGACTGTCGGAACCGGGCTTTCGTACACTCCCCAGCAGGATGTCGTCATTTCGTTCGACGCATCCAATCACATGCATGCGCGGGTGACGAGCTACAACTCCGTCAACGGAATCCTCATCGTAGATGTCCTGAGCCACACTGGTTCCGGCACTTACGCTTCGTGGGTTGTCAATGTCGGCGGGACTGTTCCGCAAGCTTCTGTCGCTTGGGGTTCCATCACCGGGACGCTCGGCAACCAGACTGACTTGGCTACGGCACTCAACGAGAAGCTTTCGACTATTGATGCGGCCGCAACTTACTATCCGCTGACCAACCCGACCGGGTTCATCACCAGCGCGGCGCTGACTCCGTATCTGACGACGGCGACCGCGGCATCGACTTACTTCACCATCGCCTCTGCCGCCGGGAAAGCGAACCTATCCGGGGCGACGTTCACTGGTAAGGTCAACTTGGCAACGATTTCGGCATCAAGCCCGAGCGTGAACCTCGGAGGGCAATGCGACTCTGCACCTGCTTCGGCAACGAACGGAGACCTGTGGATTTCAAATGCGGCCTCGCCTAAACTGACCTATCGGACTAACGGCATTAACTACAACTTGGCCGTCCTGAATCAGTTCAACACCTTTACCGGGCAGATGGTGATTAATACAACCTCTTCATCGACCGCGGCCCTGCGTGTCACTCAGCTCGGAGCAGGAAACGCCATCGAGGTCGAGGACAGCACCAGCCCTGACTCGACTCGCTTCGTCGTCGATGCGAACGGCAAGGTCGGCATCGGTGTCGCCCCGGATACGTCCGCCGCGCTGAAGGTTGATACGAACGGCATCATGTTCGGAGATGGTACTACGCAATACACCGCCGCAGTTCCGCCGACTCCTCCGACTCCTCCAAGCCCAGTCATCGCTTTTGCGAACACGATTGCGTCTCAGATTACATCTCTGACTTGGAACCTTAACAGCGACGGAGCTAACGCTAACATTCAGTTTGTCTTCAACCTGAACAACGCATCCGTAATCGAAAGGATGAGGGTAAGTAGTGGCCAAAATGCTTACATCAGTTGCACCTTTGATAATGGCTTCGGTTACCAACAAACTGTCTGGTGTCCAATCTCCTCCCCTTTGACTTCTGTCACGACGACCGATTTTAGTGAGTCATTCCAATACTCAGTCGGACTGAACGGAACCGTAAGGGTTAAACTTGGGAACGAACAGGGCTACGACTTTTACGACATCACTCTATGACCTACCTCATCGCCCTCGCTCTTGGTTTCGCCGCCGGAGTCTACCGAAACACCATCGTCGAAAAGGCCCGCGAGCTTTACATCAAGTACTGCTCCAAGTGATGCGTCTCGCCGCGGTCATCGCCCTCCTTGCTTTGACCGGGTGCAAGTCCACGCCGAAGGTCGAGCCTCTTCCTGTCCAGCCTCCAGCGCCGACCAAGGAATCCGTCGTGAAGAACCTGGGCAAAGACATGGATAAGACAGACCACCGGGTCGCCTCGGCGCTGGTCGCCATCGAGAAGAACGCGGACAAGCCGAAGGTCGTCGTCGCGGAGTCTCGCCTGGCGCAGTCCTACCTCCCTGAACCTCCGGCCGGGGATGTCGCTTTCGCGATGGCCCGCGCAACCAAGTCCGACCCTCTGGACTACAAGAAGCAGATGGAGTTCGGGCGGCAACTGGCGACCGCGGTCAACAAGGCATGGGAGAAGTTGGAAGCCGACCAGAAGGAAGCCGCTAGGGTTTCCGGCCTGAAGGATGCCCGCATCAAGGAGCTGACCGAAGAGGTCGCCCGCGTGAAGCAGGAAGCTTCCCAGAACATTTGGACGCTGACTGGTGCGGCATTGTTCGTCGCTGGCGCTCTTGCCACAGCCTTTGTCGGCCCGCGTATCGGCATCCCCCTCCTCGCGTGTGCGGCGCTCGCTGGCGCTGTCCCCTTCATCTACGACTCGCCCTACTTCCTATGGGTCGCCATCGGAACATTCGCCATCGCGTCCGGCTTCGGCCTCTGGTGGGTATGGGACAAGGTTCGTGACTCCGTGAACTCCTCCAATGGCAAAAGGGATTAAGGTCATCTGGCGCAAGCTTGGCCGCGAGGTCGCGTGGGGACAGGCTCACTTCGACGCGGCGCGTCCGCTCATCGAGATTGACCCTCGCCTGGGCGCGAAGCGACAGTTGGAAGTCCTGTGCCATGAGGTTCTTCACATCACGATGTTCCCCGGCGACGCGTCCCCCGAAACTGAAAAGGTCGTAGACGCGGCCGGAAAGAAACTCTGCGAGACGCTCTGGAAGCAGAACTACCGCCGGGTGCTGTTAGACAAGAACACGAAGCCTCCCCGCATCTCATGAGCGCCGCGCCCTTTACCCCGGAAGACATCCCAAAGGAGGTCAAGGATGGCCTCGTCGCCTCTGTCCTTGGAGGCCTGGCGATGACCGCTCGCCTCCTACTATCGACTGAACCTGTCTCAATCGGATGGGTCGCTCGCCGGGTAAGTGCGGCCGCAATCACCGCGGCCATCGTAGGCTACGCCATCCAAGACCACATCGCTTCGCCAGGTCTTCGGATGGGAGTCGTGGGTGCGGCCGGGTATGCCGCTCCAGAGTGCTTGGACTACTTGCTCAAGTACATCAAGGCCCGCGGGGAAAAGGAAGTCAGCGCTGTCGCCGGGAAACTTCCCAAGCCTAATGTCAAAAAGAAGCCTACATCCAAGCGAAGGAAGTGAGGGCAACCTCATTCTGGCGGTTTTCCTTCTGACTGCCTTCGCCGGGGCATCGGCGCTTGGCTCGGCGTACATTTCAGGCTTCGTCCTTGACCAGCTTCAATCAACAGAGGCGATGGCGCTCATCATCACGGACGGCGGAATCAAGTCGGACTCCAAGGAGCTGGAACGAAACCTGTCCACGGCAACCCTGGCGCTCAATGCTTGCCGGGACTTGGGATGGGCGCTCTCCGTGGGGTGCATCGGGGTCGGGGTGGCCCTTGGTATCAGGTGGAGGGGGAAAACGCCTCCAGAGCCAAGCCAGAGGGGTAAAACAGGCCTCCGGCGGCGATAGGTTTACCGGAGACAGGCTCGGGGAAGCCCCGAAATCTGGATTTATTCCAGAAACTTCATTGTCACCAGGCGGATGGTGACCCAAGGTTGTGTTCGTTCAACCAAACCACCAATACAAATGACCGCCATCAAAACCATCACCTCCAAAGAACTCAAGGCCGAGGGCCGAAAGCTCCGCCGGAAGGCTCACATCATCAAGTCCCACCCCTGCGTCCGCGACATCTCCGACGAGCGCGCCACGGAGAACGGCTTCTGGATTTACCTTCACGACGGATGGGTCTGCCCGAACTCCGAGGGCAACGCCATCAGCGAGGACACCATCAAGGAAGCGGTCAAGTGCCTCAAGGGCATCACCTACGACCCGGCCACGCTCGACGGCGAGCCTGTCATCGCCCTGGTCTAATCAATCTCCAGCCGACAAACGAACATGACTCGCATCCTCCAAGAAACCGCGCTCGACAACTCCGAGGCAGTCCTCATCAGCACCTTCCGCGACGCAGGGTTGACCGTCCCTCGCGGACTCCCGGTGAGCTGGGATGAGGCCGATGCCAAGGAGCGCTCCGTGTGCCTCTGGTACACTCACAACATCCTGTCCTACTTCGATAAGGCCCAGGTCGCCAATCACATCGTCGGGTGCGAGTTGCTCGCCAACGAAAGGGCCGGGCGAAAGCCTGTCATGTCCAAGGCCCGCGCCGACCAGATTCGCGCGATGGTCTTTTCCACTCCCACCAAGGAATAACAACCAACCGAACCAAGACCATGCTACACAAAATCAAAGTCACAGTTGACGTCGCCCATGACAGCGGAGAAGAGGATGTCGCCGCCAGGTACATGAAGGAACTCTTCGCCGCCGACAACTTGGACATCTCCGACATCGCCGATGTCGTCATCCATGATATCACCGAGGCCGAAGCTTCTGGCCGTCGATACTTCGCCCGCCTGAACTATGTCCTGACTGTCGAGGCTGACTCCGCCCAGGCCGCGCAGGAAGCCGTAGATGAGTCCGTCTGTTTCTATGCCGACGGATGGTCTGTTGACCAAATCGCCGTCAGCTCCATTTCCTAACCCCACCCAAACCAACATGCCCAACATCAAAGACCGCAAACCGAACAAGTACCGCGAGACTCGTCAGCGAGGCCGCGCCGTGAACCTCACCGTCACCGCGCCCTCCGGCCTGGCGAAGCTCGTTCACATCGAGTCCCGGCTCGCCAACAAGTCCGTCTCGCACTTCATGCGCGACATCCTCGCCGACCGCTACAAGCACCTCGTCGCGCTCAACCGCCAAGCTCGCTGACCATGTACAACCTCGAAACCATCGGCCGACCCGGTATCTCCATGCTGGGCGGCAACGACCCGGCGTGTGCCGGGGTCATGGAGGCCTTCCACAAGTCCCTCGGCCGACCGGAGTGTGACCTGAGCTACGGCGACAGCTTCACCCTGCACATCCTCAAGGGACAGTCCCTCAAGCAAGCCTTGACCCTGGCTGATGAGTTCAATCAGCACCCTGACAACGACGCGACTCCCGCGGCCATCCAGCATGTCCAAGCGCTCCTCGCGAACCTGTGATTCCATGAACCCTCCCAAGACCATTCAGACGTTCACGCTCACGCGCGACCAGCTCATCGGACTGTCGAAGCTTCAGTCCAGAGGCTGGACGCTCGACTTCAACGACTTCATGCACCTCCCCGGGGAACGCGCCATCGCCATACGCGTCGTCGGTCAGTCCGGCATGGTCATGTACATGGTCATCGAGCCGGATGGCTACACGCACTCCTAATGAGTCCTAACTACATCATGTCTGTCCTGCATGGCCTGGCGGAGGTTCCGCAGGACGCGGACAAGCTCGCCGAGCTGATTGAAGCTGTCGAGAGCGAGCCGGGTCTGTACCTGACCAACGGAGCTGGATGCCGCGGCTATGAGCAACTGAAAGCCATCGCCGAAGGAGGCCTCCTGTGAGAGTCCTTGTCGCTTGTGAGTATTCCGGGACTGTCCGGGACGCGTTCCTTGCCGCCGGGCATGACGCGCTGTCCTGCGACTTGCTCCCGACCGATGTCCCCGGCCCGCATTACCAAGGCGACGTCTTTGACATCATCCACTACCCTTGGGACTTGATGATTGCCCATCCGCCATGCACCCATCTGTCCGTCAGCGGCGCGCGTCATTTCAAATCCAAGGTGATGGATGGAAGGCAACATGCCGGGGCATCATTCTTCATGCGCCTGGCGAAGGCTGACATCCAGCGAATCGCCATCGAGAATCCTGTCTGCATCATGTCATCCCTCTGGAGGAAGGCCGACCAGACGATTCAGCCCTGGCAGTTCGGCCATGGAGAAACGAAGGCGACATGCCTCTGGCTCAAGAACCTACCGAAGCTTGCGCCCACGAACATCGTCGAGGGCCGCGAGAACCGAATCTGGAAGATGCCGCCCAGCGAGGATAGGTGGAAGGAGCGCTCCAAAACCTTCCAAGGAATCGCCCAGGCGATGGCCGAACAATGGGGGAATCTGTGAGCCTGGCCGGAACGAAATCGTGAATCCAGAAATCTTCATTTATCCTCTTGTCACCGGGTCGGCGGGCCGTTTTGAATTACCTCGTTCCACCAAACCAAACCAACAAATGAACTCCATCAGCATCACCACCATCATCATCGGCTCCACGCTCGCGAAGCTCTACGGCGCGCCTGGTTTCGACAACAACACGCTCGTCTCGGTCATCTCGGCGTTCCGCGCCGCGCTCAAGGCCGACCACAAGCGCGTTCCCGCTTGCGACCTGAAGCTCATCGAGATGGCCCGCGCCATCCGAAACGACTTCGGCTACCTGGTCGAGGTCGCCTAATCCAACGAAGCTTCGCTCCATGAAGACCCTCGTCACCCTCGCCGCGCTGGTCATCTTCGGATGGCTCGCGGTCGTCACATTCTTCGGCCCGGAACTCTACCGGGCCATCAATGGCCCTGACACGGTGAAAGCCAAGGTCATCCGCCGCCATCGCTAATCACCACCATGCCAAAGAAGAAATCCAAAGACCTGGCGGCGCTCGTCGCCGACTTGTACCAACGCAAGGAAGTCAGCCTCCCTCAACAGGCGATGGTCGCCTACTGCGAACACCTGGGAATCACCGAGCCGGGGTTGAGCGACCTGGAGAACGCGGAAGACTCCTATTACGGCGAACACATGACCGACAGGAACTTCGCGTACGACCTGGCGGATGCCATTGACCTGTTCGGCGACTTGCCCAAGGGAGGTCGGCACACTCACCACCTGGAGCTTTACTTCGACTGGGACAAGTACGCTCGCGACCTGATGTTCGACCACTTTGAGTCCTCCGGATACTACTTCCGCAACCAATGAGCAACCTACTGCACCCGAAGCTGGAGCGCCTGGAAACCATCACCGATGACAATGGCTACCCGAGCCGGGATGAGTTTAGCTGGCGACCCTGTCCCTGTTGCGGCGACCACCTGGGCGGAGAGCGCTACGAGGTGAAAGCCATCTACTACAACCGAAAGTCCCCCTCCACGATTTCCGTCATGCGTGGAAGCTTCTGGGTCTGCAACGACTGCGTCGTCGAGTACCAATGAGTCACCAGGCGATTATCAACCGGGCGATGAAGGAGCTGTTCTACATCAACGAGCTTATCATGTCCGGAGGCATCTGTTCCAACAAGACAGCGCTCCCCCGGTGCAGAAAGATGTGCGACGGATGGGCCGAGGAGCTGTCGTGGGCCGGGTGCGCTGACATCCGCATTGAGCCTTACATGGCCGCGGGCGGATGGGTCGGCCTGACCTACTCGTACTCCCCGCCAGGCGACGAAGCCGTATCCAGCTCCAATGTCCCTCGACGATTCCCTTGAACATGAAAGACCCCACGATTGAACAGATTTACCAAGCGCTGATGGACAACGGATACGGAGGTGACGAACTGGTCACAGACCGCTCCATCGCCATCTACTACTTCGCCGAAGCCTGGTACGACGGACAATTCTCGAACCTGTACCGGGTGATGGACCAGGTCGGGTACAATGGAAAAGGGATGGTACTTGAAAGTGAGAGCCACATGACTCAAGAAATCTATGACTTCTTGGAGAATCACTTTTACCCACACCACCGAAACCAATGACCACGACCCCGACCATCGTCGCCCTCGGCGGCGAGCCAGCTTCAGGAAAGACCACCATCTTCAAACTCCTTCGGGCCAGGTTTGAGCGCGTCATCTACCCCTTCCAGTACGGACTCGTCCGCGGGATGTCAGACCGGGACATGAAGGTTCTGTTCATCGGCGTGTATGATAACTCGACCTGGGAGGGGTGCGACAAGTTATCCATGTCCGTCCAGCCTGACTTTGAAAAGATGGTCAAGTCGCTCACAGGAAAAGACTGCGTCATCTACATCGAGGGTGACAGACTGTTCAACCCTTCCTTGTTCCGGCGCATTCAAATCCAGTCGGTCGTCATCCACGCGTCGCCGGGTACATTGTCCCATCGACACAAGCTCCGCGCTGACAGCCAGGGTGAGTCGTTCCTCAAAGCCAAGCGAACGAAGCTTCGACGCATGGTGGATGAGTTCAAAATCAGAACGATGCCCAACGAGACACCCGAAGACCAGAAACTTATCGTGGATTGGCTTCACTCAAAATCAAAGCGATGAAACTCCCAGTCCTTCTCATGTTCGCATGCGCTTCGGCGCTGGGATACACCGATGCTCAAATCCTCAAGGCGATTGGGATGGTCGAGTCCAGAATGAACCGGGGAGCGATTGGTGACGCGGGCCTGGCGCTCGGCGCGTATCAGATGCACCGGGCCGCGTGGATTGACGCGAACGCGCAACTTGTCAGCGAGGGTCGCCGCGCTCACTCACGAAGCTTCTGGCGCGTCGCCAGGGTTCAGGACGAGGTCGCGCTGGCATACCTCCGCGTCATCAGAAAGCGCCTCAGGGTGGCCGGACTTGGCGAACCGACCCCGGCCATGATTGCGGCCTGTTGGAACAAAGGATTCTCCGGGGCGATGAAAGCGCCTTCATCCGCCAATCGGTACGCTTCATTGGTCGAAACCGAACTCCAGAAACTTTCATTTATTTCCTTGTCCCAGGCCCGAACCCGGCCCAAGGTTATGTTCGTTCCACCAAACCAATAAACAAATGACCATGACCACCGAAGCCCGAATCAACGAAATCCTCGCCAGCCAAGAGTTCCCCATGCTTCACCGCGAGGGAACCCTGGCGAAGACCAAGCGCGAGTACGCGTTCTGGTTTGTCCAGCTCCTCGACGCGCCGAAGGGTTCCGTCGAATACAAACTCGCCAAGCGCAAGCTTCGCCGGGTGAGCGAAGCGCTCATGAACGAGCATCTCGCCGTCATCACCAAGGTCGGAATCAACAATCGCCCGAACGGCTAACCCTCATGGAAACCAAACATCGCATCGCCAATCTAAAAGCTATCCTCCGGGTCACCCGGAAGGACTTGGCGCTCCTTCGCCTCAAGGCCCGCGAGGCCGGGACTCGCGTCAACGCGGCGCTCACCAAGTCCAAGAACGACCCGGCTCACTCTCACATGTACATCTCCGAAGTCGGCCTGGCGATGATGGACATGGAGCGGGCGAAACATGCGGCCACCGAGACGAGGCGCTCCATCAGTCAGCTTCGCTTGGAACTCCGTGACCTCCAGTCCCGATGAGCGGAATCCTCACCATCGCCATCGACCCCGGCGTGAACGGAGGAGTCGCCTGGCATTACAACGGCAAGACGACCGCGCTCCGAATGCCCCCTACCGACTTCGATACTTGCCAGCTTCTGGCGAACCTTTCCAAGGGTCAAGACCTGGTGGAGCTGTTCATCGAGCTACCTCCCCTGTTCGCCGGGCGAAACATCCCAGGCTCGGCCATCGGCAAGATGATGCTCAACTACGGCATCTGCTATGGTGCGGCCGTCGCGCTCGGCTTCAAGATTCACCCTGTGCGGCCTCCCATCTGGCAGAAGGCGCATCCGGTCGGAACGAAGGGTGAGCTGTCCACGACCGAATGGAAGAACAAGCTCAAGGCGCGAGCCGCGGAGCTTTACCCCGACAACCATGTCACGCTCGCCACGGCGGACGCGCTCTTAATCCTTGACGCGGGCCTCCGCCGCGCCATCAACTGATTTCCCCCACACAAACATGCCCAACCTCGAGAACATCATAAATAGAAAATCAGAACACATCATCGTATGGAGGGACGCTGAAGGTATTTGGCGGACCGAACAATACGGCAAGAATTGGCTCTGTATCCACGGCGACATCACCGACGCTCTAATCCACGGACAGGCCGCCAAAGACGCCGACCCTCTTAACGAATACTTCTTGGTTGAAGTGAAGTTCGTGCATAATTTCCGAGCTACTTCCTCCGTCCTTTAATCCCATACCAAACACAAACATGCCCAACGAAAAGAAACAGACCACCGACGCGCAGAACCTTGTCGCGTTCCTCAACAGCGTCAGCAACGTCATCGCCGACAAAGTGAACCCGGCCTTCAAGAGCAAGTATGCCTCGCTCTCTGAAATCTTGGACACGGTGAAGGCGGAGGCCGCGAAGCACGACATCGCCGTCCACCAGACCCTTTCCTCCGCGGAGGGCCAGGTTCGCGTCACAACGACTTTCATCCACGCCTCCGGCGCTGTCGTTGACTGTGGTACGCTCGCCTTCCTCGCTCCGGGCGATGCCCAGAAGCTGGGAAGCGCCATCACCTACCTCCGCCGACAGTCGCTCCAGACCGCGTGCGGCATCTCCACCGATGTCGATGATGATGGCGCAAAGGCCTCTGGCTCGCCCCACAAGCCCTCGGCCCGGCCTGATGTATGGCATAACTTCATCCCGGCGGACAAGCTCCCCAAGGCGAAAGAGTACCTTGTCGCCAAGGGATGGCTTCCGGCCGAAGCTTCCATCGACAGCCTGGGTAATCAGCACCAGATTGTCATCGCTGAAAACCAGGCCGCGTTCCTCAAGGCTATTTCCAAATGAGCCGCGAAGAAGAAAACGAACTCCGGCGCGAGGTGACGAGCCTCCGCCTCCAGCTCCATCACTCCCAGATGCAAGTTGAGCGCCTCAACGGAACGACCCGGTACTTCCAGATTGAGGCCAGGGACTTTGAGTCCAAGTGGATTCGCGTCATGGAGGAGAACGAAATCCTCCGCCGCGATGGTGTCCAGATGAGGATTGAAATGGCAAAGGAATTGGAGGCGACGCGGGCCGACCTGGACCGGGCCAACGAAGTCCTCGCCAAGCTCTTTAAGAAGGATGCCTGACCGACGCGCCAATCCACCGACGGCTATGTCCCACATGGCTTCCAAGATGCCTCGCGAGAGCCATGCCTTGTTCCTCATCATCGATGGCCGGGTCGAGAACCCGGAGTTCGTGGTCTGGGACAAGGACTCCTTCACCGAGGAGCTTTGGAAGTGGAAGCGCCGGGAGGTGCGCGTCTCCGGTCGCCATGTCGAGTTTTGGGCCAAGCGCGGCCAAGAGTTCTACCGAATCAATCCCAACGCAGTATGAGAGTCCTGACCAGACCAAAGCCTACCCCTTTGAGCATCTTCAAGCTATCCGTCTCTACGCCGGAATACTACGCTCTCTTTATCCACTTGGATAACTACCCCTACTGCGAAGTCAAAGCCTGGCGCTTCGATGAGTTCGTCCACAAGCTTGCGGTCTGGAAGCGGGATAACCTGGCTTCCCTCCGCTCCCCGGTGTCCGTTCGATTCTTCGCCCGGTCAAAAGAAAACCCCTCTATCCAAGAAGTCCGATTCTAAAACAACCATGCCAAACAAAGACCACATCCAGCGTCAGCTCGCCCTCATCAGCGATGAGCTGTCCAGCCTTGAATACTACTGCGACACGGAGATTGTCGGCGACGATGCCCGGCACCTCCTCGACGACATCAAGGCCGCGGCCAGGGAACACCTCCGCGCTCGTAATACGCCGCTGAAGGACATCTCCGAGCTGAAGCCTTTGTATGACAGGCTCAAGCGCGTCTACACCTCCATCCGCGTGATGAAGAACACCCTGGCTCAATGCGAGAAATCCATCGACAAGGCAATTGACTCTTGTCGCTCCATCTCTTCTAGCATTGAAGATGTTCCCGGCGACGAGAGCATTTAATTTCCCCCCAACAAACCAAACACAAACAACCATGCCCGACATCATCAATACCAGACAAGAATACAACGCGACCATCGCCCTGAACTACTCCGGGTCGAAGGAACTGCTCAAGTCCCCTCGCCACTACAAGGCGTACCTCACGGCTGACCGCGAAGAGACGAAGGCGCTCCGCTTCGGTTCGTTCGTCCATCACCTCGTTCTGGAGTCCACTCCGGTCGAGGAAAAGTTCGCCGCCATCCCGGAGGGCATTGACCGCCGAACCAAGGAGGGCAAGGCCGCGTATGAAGCTTTCGTGGCTACCTCCGCCGGGAAGACGCTCATGACCGCCGAGGAGTGGGAGTACGGCTTCTGGATTTCCGCCGCGGCTGACCAGGCGCTCAAGTCCTTGGGAGTGAAGTTCACCAAGACGGAGTTCATGTTCAGCGTGGATTACTGCGGCGCGAAGCTCAAGTGCGCCATCGACGCGCTCGGCGACGACGGCTACCTCTACGACATCAAGACGACGGAGGACGCGTCCCCTCGCGGCTTCCTCCAGTCCGTTCGCAACTACCGCTACAACCTCCAAGCGCACATCTACCGCACCTGCTACGAGGCCGCGTTCAACACCAGGGTCAAGGGATTCCGTTTCATCGCCATCGAGAAGGAAGCTCCTTTCGATTCCGCCGTCTACGAACTCGGCCCGGAGCTGATGACGCAAGCTTCCTTTGACTTTGAAAAGGCAGTCACCACCTACAAGTCCTGCGTCGCTCTTGACGAATGGCCCGGCTACGGCTCTGATGTCAAGGTCATCGACCTAGGCGCGAAGGCTTCCAGCGCCGAACCCATCAAATTCGCTTGATGGCAACCTTCGGCTCATTCACTCTCATCACCTATTCCCACCAACCAGATACCATAATGAACCCTCCCAACAACGAACTCCCGCCCCTCAAGAACATCGAGAAGTCCGGCACTTACCTCCTGAAGCTGACCAAGCCGAAGGACGACAAGATGCAGGAGCGCTTCAAGGTCAACAAGAAGGGCTACGCCTCCTGCCGCCTCTTCTTCGTGGACGGCGACGGCAACTGCATGACCAAGAACTACTCCGTGGAGTTCGGCAAAGGCCTCGCCATGCTCGTCGGCAAGATGACCGGGACTTTCACCCCGGAAGCGCCGACCTCCATCACGGTCGAGAACCTCATCCGCTATGTCTCCCCGGCCTTCGGCAAGAAGGCTACCATCGAACTGGAGGTCACCCCTGACAAGGAGTGGAACGGCAAGATGCAGTACAACTACAAGCTCAAGAAGATTACGCCTCACTCCGCGCCGACCTCCGCGTCTGACATCCCGGAGTCGTTCTCTTCCTCGGCCGACCAGGACGTTCCGTTCTAAACCTGGCGCGTCCTTTCCGGCATGAATAATGTAATCCTCATCACAGGATACGCTCGCGCCGGGAAGGACTCCCTCGCGGAGGGAATCTCCCTCGCGTCGAGCGGCCCGGTCGCTCACCTGAACTTCGCCGACGTCCTCAAGCAAGCTTGCGACTCCTACATGCAGTCGCTCGGCATCGGCGGTTCGGGTGCGACCAATACTTTCCGAAACGAATCCTTCAAGGTTCGCCATCGCGACTTCCTCGTCTCCGCCGGGAAGTTCGCCAGGTCGCTTGACAGGGATGTGTTCGCGCTCGCGTTCACGCGCCAATGCCAGCTCATCGCCCGGTGCAACAATAGCCTCGGACTCGGCACGACCATCGTCTGTTCCGACTGGCGGTACATCAACGAAGTCGGAATCGTCAGCTTCATCCTTCAGAAAGAAGGCCTCTGGAATGTCCATAAAGTCATCGTAAGGACTTCCGGAGTGGAAGCCGCGAACGAGGAGGAGGGGAAGTCCATAGGTGAAATCACGCGAGAGGTCGCGTTCGACCACGACTTCACATTCCTGCCGGACTCCCGACAGCGAATCCTAAACGAAGGCAAAGACCTGGCCCGCAAGCTTGGCCTGTGACGATGACATGGTCTGCGACAACAACGGAAAGCTACCTCTGTCTTTCGAGGAGAGATGCGAGATTCTCGGCATCAGCCCGGCCCGCGCAAAGTTCCTCATGGCATGCGAGTTTCACAAGAAGGACAAAGTCCAACCATACGACGAGTCCGTCCTTGTGCGCGAAGCCTTTCGGCTCGGCATGGGTTTCCGCGACACGGCTGACATGATGGGCTTCACGGACGATAAGCTTGCGTCCTTCGGCGTTCCTTTCCCCAAGCGCTCTGCTTACCCTCCGCCCCCTGGCCCGCAGAAAACCTACAACCTATTTGCGCCCGAACCGACAGACCCGGTTCGATGCAGAAATTGAACATGAAAGAAAAGCCCATCAAGTTCGTCTTCGCCTCTGACACGCATGGTGACATGGCTTGCCCTGAAAGCCTGGCGGCGCTCTACGCGTACTGCAAAGACTTCAAGCCGGACATCCGCATAGCCGGAGGTGACCACTTCGACATGCGCTCGCTTCGGAAAGGCGCGATGAACGACACCGAGGGAGCGGAAAGCCTGAAAGAAGATGTCGAGTCCGGCATCGAGTTCCTGCGAAAGTTCCGGCCGACTTATTACCTTAAAGGGAATCACGAATACAGACTGTCTTCAATGGCGCGTTCCCATCCATCCGCAGTCGTGCGAGATTACTGCGCCGACTTGGAAGCCAAGATTGACCGCGAGGCCCGCAAAGCCGGGGTCAAACGAATCCTGCCCTACCATGGAAAGCGCGGCCTACTCCGGCTCGGCCCGGTGTCCGCCCATCATGGCATCGGCTCTAACCTGACGAAGCTGGGAATGCACTACGCGGAGGAGGGAGGCCTGTTCATGTGCGGCCACGGCCACACAGGTCACCAGGTGAACTTGCCAAAGCATGGTGGAGGCGCGGCCTACATGTCGCCTTGCCTGTGCCGCATCGACGACATGGAGTACGCGGCGAACTACCTCGGGACTGCCCGATGGAACAATGGCTTCATCGCCGGATGGTATTCTGGCCGCGACTGGAAGGCATGGATAATCCACCGCATCGGCGACCGATGGCTCTGGCAATCCGACCTGACTGTCTGGACTCCACCGAAAGGATTACGCCCATGAGCAACCACGAAGACGACACCTGCCCGCACCTTGTCCGGGCGAACCTGCTGGAATCCGAGAACGCCCGGTTGCGTTCGTTTTGCACTCGCACGATTATTCCAAACATAGACTTGGAGAAGGAGGTCACCCGCCTCAAGGCCGAGGTCGAGCGGCTGACCAAGGCCATTGATTTGACTATCATCGACCTTGATGAACGCCACGAAAGACAAGACCTTCGGGCTTGGGAGTTTGCTGAACTTCTACGAAAGG